CTGGGGGCAGAGTAGGAATCGTGAGCGATTACGGCGGTCATGCCTTACTCCCGGTGATCGTCGGTTGGCAATGGAAATTAATTTCGGCGGCGCAGCATCCGTGCTGAAACATCTGCGGCCCATAGTTCGTGTTAGCAGCCACCATTTCGCACACAGCTTGATGAGTACATATGCGTGGTTTTGCGGGCATACGGCGTGTTATAGGAAACATCTGCCGAGTCGGTCAGATCATTGCGAAAATGCGAATAACCCTGGGGCGTGGATGTGCCTGGGGCGAGTATTTCATTGCCTGCGCCACTTGGGTAAATCAACGGCCCTGGCTGCGGGTTGCCCCCTGCGTAGTAGCTCGGCGGATATTTTGACGGCGGCGTAGGCTGCCCAACCAGCGAATAAGCAAGCGTGCGCGTATCGACCTTGATGACCGCATTACACGATCCATCGTTATGCCCGCCACCGTTCATGTATGAAACTCGCGTTACAGGATCAAATGTTCCATCAGAAAACGCATCAACAATCGCCTCAAGCGGGAAGTTTCCTTGATAGGCACCAGATGGAATATTGGCCGATGCCCAGGTCAGAAAATTGGTGCCGGCCAGCTGCGTCCAGGTGTTTGGCACTAGCGATGCTGCCCACGCCGGAGCATACTGCCGGCCGCCAGCGATGACGCCGCCTGAAGCACAGCTATACGAGTCGTTGGTGATAGTCACCATGTGTAGACAATGCAGTAACCAGAGCCGCCCGACCCTCCGTTTCCGCCGAGTCCAGGATTCATTCCAACGCCACCGCCGCCGCCGCCGCCACCGCCTGCGCCACCGTTGCCGCCATCACCGCCATTGGTCGAGGCTGTAATCGTCGTTCCACCACCACCGCCACCGTTGCCGCCTTTGGTGGAGTTGGCAGCGCCACCGTTGCCGCCTGCTGTTGGCGTAGTTCCATCCGTCCCGACTGCACCGCCGCCGCCAACGGTGTATCGACCAGAACTGCCGCCTTCACCGCCAGCCACGATTGCCGGGGTTGCCGTGTGACCGCCACCGGAGCCACCACCACCACCGCCGCGAATGGACGACCCGCCACGCGAATTCGCCACAGGCGGGTTGGCCGATCCGGCCCCAGCACCACCGCCGAATTCAGCATTACCCGTCGTTGAGGCGGCGACTGTCCCGGTAACACCTTGACCACCTGCGCCGTTGGAAGCGGCTGTCGGAAGGCCACCTGTGCCACCAGACGTGCTACCCGTACCTCCGGCACCGCCCGCACCGCCGCCCCCGCCGCCGCCAGTAACGGCTGCCGAGATTGCTCCGCCAGCGCCACCACCACCGCCGTAGGCCGTCAGGTGGGAGCCGAATGTCGAGTTGCCGCCAACACCACCCGCACCGCCAGCCGCGCCAGCCGCGCCAGCAGCACCGGCAGTACCGCCCGTTCCGATGCCGACAGCCACGGTAGCCGCGATGTCAGATGCCGCGAATACGCCGCGCACCCAAGCACCCCCGCCGCCGCCGCCGCCACCTTTGGCGACTGCCGCCGTAGCGAGGGATGCTCCGGCACCACCGCCGCCGCCCGCGCCGATCATCTCAACGATGACGACCTTCGGGACAAAGTTGGTCGGCTTCGTCCAGGTGCCGCCCGCCGTGAAAGTCTGGATGTCGGGTTGCGGGTTGCTGTTGCCGAGAACCGGGACGCCGGCAGCATTGAGTTTCGCCCAACCGGCACTGTCAGTATAGACTGCCGTTTCGCCGGGGTTCAGGACGCAACGGTGAAGCGTGTTCGTGGCCGTCCCGTCGTTGTAACGCAGAATCGGAGACGACACGACGGAAGCGTGATTGTTGGCGATGCTGATCGACTTGACGCCGCGAACGCCCGTTGCCGGGCCGGTCAGCAGGTCGGTCGTCATTGCCGTGGCGATGCTGACCAAAGACGTGCGACCGGGTGTGATGGTCGTCCCGTCTTTGTCCGTGTACGAGATGTGAACTTCAACGTCGCCCGCAGTATCCGTGACGAGTTGAAGTTTATCTGCCGTAGATAGCAGATGGTACATGGTTAGCTCGCCGTGATGGTCAGCACGTCAGTGCCGGCACCCTGGAAGTCGATGGTCAGACTGCCAGTGGCGATACTTGCCGAACCGGCTGCGCTCAGTTCGACGAAGCCGATGGCCCGCTTGCTGGTGTCCGTGTCGTCGTAGATGATGCCGTAGGCACCGTTCGAGAAGCCGGAAGCGTTCTGCGGGATCACCACGTCAGCCGCACGCAGGGTCAGCACACCGGAGACGTTCGACCAAGTGACTGAGGTCAGGGTGATCGGGCCGGTGTAGCCACCGCCAGTGCCGACCTGATTGGTGGCGAAGTTGGTTGTTCCCGTGCCGCCCCAGTGCGGGACTGCGGTCGTGAGCGAAGGGACGGTCGTCGTGGTGACGATGCCGAGTTTGAGGGTGTCGGACGACAGGTTGAAGGCTTTGTTGCCCATTGCCAGAATGCCGTCGTTGAACCACTTGATCGAGCCGGTAGCCATTGTTCACCTCAGATGTATGTAAGTGTTGCGCGATTGTTCCAGATATGAACGAAGTCCGCAGCCCCATTCGCCCATTTGATGTCAAGATCAGCGCCCGAGGTATCGAGCCGCTTGATCCGCCACTTGGCTTCGCCGTCCGTCGTTCCGGGTGCAGCCTCCCCGACGTAGCTCAGTGTCGGAGACACTTCGTCCAGTCGAAGGGCGTACTCGGTGAGTGCGGTCGGCGAATCTGGTGCCGTTCCGATGGTCGTGACGAGATTGGAGTACGCCGGGTAAGTCGGCATCGTCACAGCGATGTCAGGCACGGTCATCCCGAAGTAGGGCTGGTTTGCGTCCCAACCGTTCGCCGCCACCTGTGAGGGTGTCAGCTTGACCACTTCGGCACTGATCGTAATGTCGTTGGCCGGCTGCGTCGTCTCGACACGCCATGCGCCCATGTCTCGCGTCACGACGATTGCCCCGCGAACCGGAACAACCTGCGACCCGAGGAAAATCATCTGCGGCCCGATCTCTTCCCGGTCTGCGAAGCCGCCGCGCAGCAGTTCGCCTACTTGCGAGAAGTTCAAATGAAGTCGGGCCAGAATTCCGACTGGAGCGGAGATCGGCGTCAGCAGGTAAATGCAGACATCCGACATACGTTCATGCAGTTGGGTTCTGGCCCGTCGTTTCAGATCACGAAGCATCAGACCAAATCTTCTTCAGCCTTCTTGCCTTTGGCGGGCTTCGGTTCGGCGACGACGCCGAGCGCAGCACCCAGTTCCAACAGTTCTTTCGCTTCCTCGTCGGTTGCGGTGAACTCGGTCTTCGGGGCGATGATCTCGCGCTTGGCAGCCGGGCCACGGACGATTTCGTGAATAGCGATAAGTTTGACGGACATTGACTTCTCCTGGAGGTGGGGCGACCCGAAAGCCGCCCCGTTTTCGTTAGGCCAGAACCTTGGCCGACAGCGAGTTGTTCGGATTCACCGGAACGGTCAGCGGGGCCGACTGGCTCATCACGAACGTGGCAGACGGGTCTTCCTGCGACCACATCTTCGGGAACACCGGAGTTGCATTGAAGCCGGCCTTCTCGTCGAGGATCGCGCCGAAGCAGCGAACACCCATGATGTTCGGGCCGGTGAGGACGACGGTCTTGGTGTCGAGGAACGGCGTGGCGGTGCCGGTATCCGGGTCTTCGTAGAAGTCGGAGTTGACCCACAGTTCCAGGTTCGGGCCGAGCTTGCCGATGTACTCGACGTACTCGCCAGCACGCAGGCCGGTGTTCAGGTCGGCGTTGGTGCCACGGGTCTGCGTGTCGAGTTGCTTCAACACGTCGGCGTCGGCCAGCAGAACCGGCAGAACAGCGGAACCAACCGTCAGACGGTTGACCGGGCCACCGAACTGAGCGCGACGAACGCGGTCGATCCAGGTCTGGATGTCGGTCATCGGCTTCACGCCGGCATCACCCCAACGTGCACCGACACCGAGGGTAATGGTGTGTTGCGCGTCACGACCAAAGTCGACCACGCGGGTCGGGTAGTCGGGGCCGGAAAGGGTGATCTTGCCGTTGATGATGGCCTGAGCAGCCAGCCACTCTTCACGACGGTCGATGGTTTCACGATGGACGCGGAGAATGTCGCCGATGATGGCGTTGTAGCGGGCCTGCGGGGAAAGCGAGTTCTGCGCGAACAGGTTTTCGCCGGGACGACGCTTGATGACGCGACCGGGAGATACGGACTCCTTCGGCTTGACGTAAGCCGCTTTCAGGCGGGTCACGCTGGAGGCTTCGGAATAGACCGCACGACCCTGGACAGTCGGCACGACCAACGGGGCCAGCTTGCGGCCTTCGCGGATTTTTTCGAAGTCGATATACTCGTCCTCGAAGGTGATGACCGAGTTGAAGCACAGGTTACGCCAGTAGGTCGACGGCTCCTGAACTTCGCGGTACAGACCCAAGAGGGTATCAGTATCGTACAGTTGAACGTTGATTGCCATGATGATTTCCTCTTGGTTAGACGACTGCCGGAGCCTTCAGATAAATCTGATTGCCGCCACCAGTTACGAAAGCTGCCAACTTCTTGGCGTCGGTGTCGTAGGACGCCGGCCAGTTGAGAGCGCGAAGGTTGAACATGCCGGCCTTGTAGACCTGCACGGTCGAGGTAGCGCCGGAACCCGCAGGCACGGTAGCCACGACGATGGCGTTGGGAGCTTGCGTGCCGTACAGGGCGACTGTGATTGCGCGGGTGGCGGGATCGACGAAGACCGGAGTCCACGCGACAGCGCCCGTGCCGCCGTTGAGGGTGGCGCCAAGCAGACCGTAGTCCGTGACGATGGGTGGGGTGTCGCCGGCCAACAGTTCGACTTGCGCGAAGCTGTCGGTGTTGAGTTCAGCGATACCGTACTGAGAGTAATCAATATTGCTCATGGTTACTTGCTCCCGAAGCCGGTGTAGGCTTTGTAGTCATTGATGAGTTGCTGCGCGGAAGAGATTTCCTTCTGCTCACCGCCTTCAGCACCGAGTTCCGGGTTTCCCTTCGCCATAGCGGCTTCAAAGGCACTACCGGGGTTTTCCGACTGTTCGGCCTTCGCGGGCGCAGCAGCCAGGATAGCCTGAGCAGCTTCAACCGAAAGGTCGGACTTCATCGAAAGGTGGAAAGCCAAATCCTGACGATTCTTGGCTTCGTCGCAAGCGAGGATTCCCTGGATGCGATCACGCTCGGCCAGAGCACCTTCCTTCCGGCCTTCGGCGCGAGCCGCGTCCAGATCGACCGTTGCTTGGGCGTTCTGGTCTTCTTGACTCATGGTTACATCTCCTATGGTTTGAAAACGGCCACCGAAGGAGGCCATTGCTTCTTCGAAGGCTCGGATTTCGTGAGCGAAGCCGACGCTGACCGCTTCTTCCGCACTGTAGGTCAGTGCTTCCGTAGCGCGTACAGCCTCTTCTGCGATCCCGAGATTTCGGGCCACCGTCGATACGAAAATATCGTACAACCCATCGATACGTGCCTGCATCCTGTTTTTGACATCTTCAGGCAGTGGTTCGTAGGGATTGCCGTCAACTTTGTGGTCGCCGGCATAAATAAACGTGATTTTCACCCCGGCATCGTCCAGCGCCTTGGAGTAATCGGCATGTGCCGTCACCACACCGACCGACCCGACGCCACCCGTTCGCGGGATGATGATACGGTCGGCGACCGAGGCAATCGAGAAGGCTCCGGAGTAAGCGTGTTCGTTGAGCATCGCGCAGACCGGCTTTTCCTTGGTCGCGTACATCTTGTCGACCAGATCGAAGTTGCCGGCGACTTCACCGCCGCCCGAGTTGATGACGAGCGCGATCCGCTGAACGGCGGGATCGGCCATGCCTCGCTCCCACGCCTTCTGGATGTAGGTGTAGCCGGTCGCATAGTCCCACGCCTGGAATTCGAAGTCGTGCAGCAGGACGCCCTTGACCGGGATGGACAGCGTACCGTTCTCGACCTTGTACGGCTTGACCTGCGCGTACCACGAGTCCTCTTCGGGCCAGTAGTCGTCGCCGGTCGTCATGCCTTCGCGCAGCTTCGGCAGTTCGGCAGCCAGCATGTACATGCAGTTGTTCAGCCAGTCGGCGCGTTCCCGGCTGACCATCACCGGGGAGTTGGCAAATCGGGTAATCAGCGGATTGTTCATAGCGTCACCACTTGGGTCTTTCGGAGGTAGGCGTGGAGATTCAGCGCCATCAGCAGGGCGTTCGTCATCTCAGGGCTGGCGGGACATTTGTCGAGAGCCATACACAGGTCGTAAGCCATGTCGGCCAACACCTTGTTACTGGGTCGCGGGATACTCGGGTTGTTTTCGATGAAGGTGTTCATCAGTTGCTCCCCGTGTCGACCGCATTGCGGGGAGAGTCGCCGCCGTTGCTCGGTGTACCGCTGGCGGCGTTCATCATGTTCTGCGAATTCTTGTCCTGCCCGAATTCCAAGCCGAGCTTTTCCATCATCTTCTTCTCGCGTGCCGCTTGGCGGAGGACGGTACGCCAGTCCTTCCCGAGCGACCCGAGTTCGTCTTCCAGCGTGCCGAGGCCGTTGTTGACGCGCAGCACGGCAGCTTGGGTTTCCTTCAGTGGCTCGATCTGACCCTTCGACGCGCCGATCCAGTCGCAGGACGAGTACGCTTCCGCGTTCAACCCTTCGTACCAACTTGGTACCTTCTTCGGCAGGGCGGTGATCTCCTTGCGGTTGATCGCTTCTTCCAGCCACAGGCGGTAGAAGTTCGTGGCGAAACGGTCAGCCACTTCCTTCTTCTGCACGCGCATCCGGCGTCCGGTCTGCGCGAGTTCGGCCCGCAGGTTAGAGTAGTTGGCCTTGCTGTAGTCCTTCGACAGTTCGGAGTACCCGACGCCAAGGGCAGCACTGATGTAGCGCAGCATGGCCTCTTCGAAGTTCGTTCCGATGCCGCCAGGCGTCCCGGCGTTCTGCAACTTCATCTTCGTTCCGGGGAAGAAGTGCGGAACCTTCACCCCGTCGATCATGAAGTTGCGGCTGGAGCCGGTATATTCAGCAATCGCACCGAGGTACGACGCGGCGTAGTTGCTGATCGCGTTGCCGTCCATCCCGCCCGCCTGCTGCATCACGACATCGGTCGGCAGGTCGGATTCGATGGAGGCGGCGTAGCTGGCGTTTAGCACGGCATTCTGGAGGACGACATCCCGGAACTTCCGGGTCATCTTCATTTCCTTCAGCGCGGCCACCATCATGGCGACGCCACGCGACTGGTCGGGACGCCACTGGTCGACGATGTGGATCATCTGCAGGCGATCCCATCCTGGGACACCAACGACCTGACCACGGGTCGCCGGCACGTACTTCCATGTGTAGCCTTCCGTGTCCGTGTAGTCGGTCGGATGGCCGCGACGAATCCAGTAGCCGAGGGCTGCACCGTAGTTGTCACGATGGACGCCGCGCCGCAGGTATTTCGTGTCCATCTCGCCGTAGGGGTTGCACAGGCGGTCGAGGTCGATCATCTGGAGCGCCGTCGAGAACGGACGCTGACCGCGCATCCATTCGACGGAGGCGAGGACTTCCCCGGCCATCGTATGCACGCCAACGGCCAACCTAACCAGTCCGGTCAACGTCTGCATACGCATGGCGTCCGGGTAGTTTCGCGTAGACTCGGAATACAGGGTGAACTTGTTTTCCGCTTCTTCCTGGAACTCTTCAGCCCAAGTTTCGTCAAGCCCGAGAACCGTGAAGTTTGGCTTGGCGTTGAGCATGAACATCTCACCGACGATATGATCCTTCTGGATCGTCGAGCCGGCCTGCACGATGGCGTCGTTCCGCAGGGTATCGCGTACCCGGCTGTCCATCACCGCCTTCTCAGGCAGCAGGTCGCGGTCGGCAGACTGCATCGGGGGCGACCACAGGGCGAGTTCGTGGGAGAACCGACTGGAAGCGTCAAACGCTCCCTGCATGGCGACTTCTCCGATCAGCGGGTCGACGTAGCTCAAAAGAACACCCTCCCCGGTGCGAACGCGCCGCTCGGCAGCAGACCAAGCTGCTGTTTCAGGGAGTTGATATAGACGAGCAAACGGCTGGCACTGGCGGGCGTATAGCGCACCAGTTCGCCATTGCTGTCACGGAGTTCGGCAACCGACTGGCCGATCATCAGGGCGTGATAAGCCGCTTCAGCTTCAGCCAGTTGATTGGAAAGGTCGGCCATCGGGTTCCCCAAGAGGTGTCTTGGAGCGAATCATACCTATCCGATGGTTGAATTTCAAAGCGAAAGTTGAGTTACGCAAGCAGTGATGCCAAATCAGCGAGAGATCGTTTCTGCTCTTTGACAGGCTTCGCCGACTCAGCCGGCCACACGACCATCTCGTTGTCGTCCCACTCGTCGGCAAACCGCGGCGGGTTGGCCCAATCCAGGTTCTCGATCTTGATCGGGCGTTCGAGCGCCAAGGCTATCGCGTACACCAGCAAATCCCACGCTTCGTTTCGCGGGCTGACCTTCTGCCAGCCGTTCGCTGTCCGGATTTCCGCGCAGACCTCTTGCCAGAAGGTGTCAGGCAGCCAGTCCGGGAAAACGATACGCCCGCCGCCCGGTGTCTTCCGGTCGAGCATCACGTTCAACTGATCCTTCAGGGCTTCCGTGTTGAGCATGAGTACCGGGATTTCGCCCCGTGCCGCTGCCGAGCGATCCTTCCGCTCGGAATCCGGGAAGGAAAGTTGCACGCGAGGCGCACCCTTCGTGCTGCCGCCCTTGAGCAGCCGGAAGCGTTGATGCAGTCCTTCCGGGAATTCCGTACCGTCCGAGTCGCGCAACAGCCGGTAGAACTCGTAGGCCACCTTTGTCACGGACGAGTCATTCTTCCGGTCATGCGAGCCGCCCGAGTCGCAGCCGGTGCGGAAGATGCCCATCCGGCGACCGGACTCGTCTGCCAGTGGGTAGGTCTTCAACATGACTTGCGGGATGAGCAGTTTCCAGTCTTCAACGTAGGAGGCCGGACGAACGCGCTCCACGTCACCGTCTTCATCCCGGCGCATCGACTTCTTGATGGCGAAACGGTCGATCACCGTAATGTCGCCACCTTCCGAGTAACCGTGCACTTGTACCTCGAAACGGCTGGCCTGCACGTCAACCGTGGCCGTCAGGAAGCGGACGCCCTTCGGTACGAGCCGTTCGCCCAAGTCCTGTGCTGACGACTTCAAGTCTTCCGGCTTGCGCCCGTTCTCCAACCCCTTCGGCGTGAACGGCATCCCCTGGTCGGTATTGACCGTCGTCTTCAGCGACTCCTGCGAACCGGTACGCTCGTATTCCTCTTCGGCCTTCAGGTACTTGAGCACCAGTTCACGCCATGTCGTGAAGCTGGCTGCCGGGCCTTTGAGCCAAAACGACGCGATGTCCGAGCGGAACGGCTTGCCTTCAAGCGTCTCGCCCATCACCCCGTTGCGCGGCACCCACAGTTCGCCATCCTTGACCCACCGGGCGTTGCCCTCGCTGATTTGATTTAGCTCGTGCTTCCCCGGAACGCCGTTGCGGGTTTCGTGATGGATCACCCCGCCGCATTTCGGGCAGGCCATGAACGCGGCTTCAGCCGCTTCAACGTGATCGCGTGAATCCGGGTAGCGCAGATACTTGAAGTGCGGCTCGAAGGCTTCCGCGCAGTGCGGGCAGCGCCAATACCACAGTCGCCGGTCTCCCCGGTTGAATAGCGACAGGATACCCTTGGTCGGCGGAGCTTCGTGCGCCGTCTTACCCATCCACTTCGGGTCTTCGATGTCGAAACCCGGTGATGACTCGGCCACGGTCATGGCATTACGCCGGAAGGTCTGCCCTCGCTTGGCGGTCAGGTCGTAGGCATTACCTTCCCCATCGATGGACTCGGGTATCCGGTCGTAGTCGGAAATCCAGTTGCGCCCGACCGTCTTGCCCGACAACTCGGTGATGGTCGGCCATTTGACGAGCAGGTGCATTCCCGACAGAAAGCGGATCGAGTGCGTCGACTGATTGTGCCGGCCAGGCGCGACCGTCGAGCCGAGTTCCTTGGAATGGCGGAACGCCCGTCTCAGGTCTTTCTGCGACCAGTCCCGTGCGACACTCTGCGTCATCAGGACGTGCATCATGTCGGCAGGATCGTTGCGGGCCGTGTAGGTCAGCCAGTTGAAGAACATGTCGCTGTTGTGGGTGGGGATGGCACTCTTCCCGGCGAGATACTGACGCGACCGCCCGGAAACCTGGATGCACTTTACCGGAACGGAGTCGACGCGAACTACATCCTGTATCGTGAAGAATGTGCGGGGGGCGATCTTGAAATCTCCCCGCTCGATACGCATTCCAGACTGCAAGCCCACGGTTTTCAGGGGCTTTGAGTATCCGTCAATCACCCACTGGTGCTGCTCATCCGCAACAATCGGATCGCCGTCGAAAAACTGAACTCGGTAACATGGGCGGTCGACCATTACTTCGCTGACAGCCACCACACGCTCGGTCTGCCAGTTCTCGTTGTAGACGGCATCCCCGACCTTCAAAGCGCCCATCGTCGTCCAGCCCATCGGAGTTGGAATCGGCGTGTCGAGTGCCAATGCCTTGCCCGTCCGCGCCGGCCCGGCGAAGATCATCCCGACGTAATCGAGGCTCGTCAGCACGTCCATCGGTTCGACGAGGTACGGCGCAATCGTGTTGTCCCAGTAGCCGACATACGAACCTGGGTTGTTCAGGAAGCGGTATCGCTCGGCAACCTGTGAGACGGTCAGACGCTCGGGAGGTCGGATGCCGCCTGCACTCGCAGCGATCATCTCTTCGATGGCTTGGAAGTTCATATCAGCGGATCGACGACATCAGTCTGAGCCGGCAAGTAATAAAAGTGCTTGTACAGCCACGATAGGTACTTGTCCGTTCCCAGTGGCGATAAGTCGCTCCACCCTTCCGGCCAGCCCATCAGGAATTCGTGATTCGTTGAAGTTACTTTGCCAAACACAGTGTGATACGCTTTGGCGCACGGCCATTTCCGCATTGAATGGGCGCAGTAGTTCCCTTTTGTCGTCGGCGTATGCAAGTAGCCAATGTCTTTGCCGAACGTGGTCGCCACCCATGTCTGCCGAACTAAGGGAAACTGCTCTGGTTTCATAACCCACCGCTTCGAGATCGTCGCACGCTCTATCGACGGCTTTTGCGCTGACATTCTCCCCGAATACGAATCTTGGTTCGGCGTCGCAGATGATCCGGAGCATGTCACCCCACAAGTCCTTCTCCGCAATATTCCGCCCTCTCGCTGCCGAGCTAAATGCTTGGCACGGAAATCCGCCAGAAACGATGTCAACAACACCTCTGTAGCGGCTTCCGTCAAATGTCCGCACGTCATCCCATATCGGGAATGGTTCCAAGAGACCGTCGATCTGTCGCTGCACAAGTACGCCGCTGTTCCATTCGGAACACTCGACGGCACCCACGGTGCGCCATCCAAGTATTTTCGACGCAAGCAATCCGCCACCAGCGCCTGCGAAAAGAGCCAACTCATTCACACCTCACCTCAGATTTGTTGTTCATCGACAAATATACGGAAGCGTGCCGACCGGGCCGACGTAATAGACGAACTCGACCATGTTGACCGCACCTTTGAGCCAGTCGATCATCGTGTTCAGACCGATCAACGCGAGAATGATTTTAGTCGTTTCCATTTGTCGGCATGCTGTCGTAGTCAATTTCAATTTCCACGATGACATCCCGCTTAAATCCACAACTGGTATCGCGGGTAGAGTAGTACGCTCGCGCGGAGCACCATTCGTCACACCAATCAATTCCGACTTCCTCCGCAACCTGGCGAACGAGCAGATCGAAAACCTTTTCCTCGTCGATTAGCGCCCGCAGATTCCGAACGTTCTTCTTACTATCCGTGATTTTCATTCCTCAGCCTCCATATCCTGTACACCGCCTTCCTCGACGACCGTACTCAGGGTCTTCTTCCTGCGGGGCGCTTCGACCATTACTTCGTGCAGTTGCTCCAGCAGCTTGTCCGTCAGTTCCATCAGGATTTTCCGTTGTTCCGGCGTCAGGCTTTCCTGCCGGTCGACTTCCTCGACCCACAGATTGACGGTCGTCTTGAAGGACAACGCGAGGTCGCCGAAGACCTCCAGCACGGCTTCCGTGCGCCACAGGTCGCCGGCATTCTCTTCCCACTTCTGACGCTTCAGCATGGCACCCCAGTAGGCATCATTGAGCATCGGCGGCAGGTCGTTCGGGCGTAGCGACTTCACGTAGGAGACGAGATCGACCTTCGGCTTGACGAGCCATGCGGCTGCATCGGCAATCCGGTAGAGTGGCCCGCCATTCCGGTAGCCGACGATCTCCAGGTTGGCCGCAGCCATCTTCTTCTTGATCGTATTCTTGTCGTGACCGAAGACCTGACTGAGCCAATGCGCGGACACCCCGCCGTAGACTTCGGCGATGTCCATACTCATCGGTTCCGGCTCGCCGATCAGATCGACTTCCGGTTCAGCGGTCACGGGGGCTGGCGGAGCTTTCCTCGGCCTGCCGCGTTTCTTGGGTTCGTTCATGGCTCAATCATGCCACACTTCAACTATTTATTGCAATCTTCAACTTTCTGTGGAATACTATGTCTACCAAATCAACCGGAGAAGGAAAATGACGACCATCGAATACGAAGAATTCAAGCACGAACTGACCAGCAGAGCGTTGAGCGCGATGGACGACTACGTGAAGGAACTGCTCAACAATCAACGTTCGCTCGGTTGCACAGATAGTGAGGCCAACGTACTCATCCCGCACTTGGAAGCGCACGCAGCCGTTGTCGCCAAACGCATTGCCGGTCGTGACAGCGCAGAGCCAGGTAGTATGGACTTGACGATCACTAGGGTGCCGGAATGACCGCCCTGTTACTCATCGTGTGGCTCATCGGCGGGATCGCGTTTGCGTTCAACTGCGGCCCGCATTACGTCCGCGAAGACTTCTACTTCGACATCCTGGTTGGAATGCTCGTTCTCGGGTTCGGTGGGACGCTCTTCATCCTATTCCTACAATACGCGGGTGCGCTATGACCATCCTCCACAACATCGTCCTGTTCATATCGGACGTAGGCTGCGTCGTTGTGGCGCTCGGTACTCTTTACGGAATGACGGTGAAAATATGACCAAAGCACGTATGTTTCTTACTTACCAGCAGGCCGGCGATCCGCGTTGCTCGGCTCTCATCCACATCCTCTCCATGTTCACGGGATTGTCGGCTGACGAATGTCAGCGAAGAATCGAGGAACTGGCAAAATGAACTGCAAAAAAGGTGATCTGGCTATTGTCGTGTCGTCTATAGTTCCCCATTCTCCGAACATCGGGAAGATCGTTCGCTGCCTGGAGTTTATTCCCGCCCATACGACGGTAGGCATACCTGGGAAAGTGACTGCCTGCGACGGATGGTTGACGGATGTTCCCTTGGTTCAATTCAATATGCTTGGAATCGTACACGGCCAAGATAACTTCGCTGCCGACAAATTCCTCCGACCCATCCGCGACAACGACGGGGAAGACGAGACGCTGACATGGGCGGGTAAGCCGGAAGCCGAGACGATCACTGCCGAGCGTTTGGCGCAATACTCGCAGCGGAGTTTGAAATGAAATGCCAGGCCCGACAACACAGCGACCAGATGATCTGTCACAAGTGCGGACTGGTTTGGGATATGAACGATCCCGAGCCTCCGGTGTGCCGGAGTGACAGTACGGCCTTCTGCCACTCCGCCACTTCCGAGTCGACCCAGGCCGACACGTTGGCCGTGACTCGGATGGGGGCGGGAAACCGACCTTCCTGAATCAACCTACGCATTCACCAACAAGGAGCGAGGCTACGTTTCGAAAACCAACATCCCGGAAAGAGAAAGGTTCGCAACCCCGCTTCTTGTGTCGACTGCTGCCCGTTGCATCCTTGTGAGAGTTGTTCGGATGCAATCGACGATTCACATTCTGCCTAAAGTTGAATCAATGTCAACACACCATCTCGGGATTTATCGTAATTCGTGAAACCTCGCCGAAGCGTTTGCTGTAGGTGATGACCTTCGCATCCCGACCGGATACCCATCCACCCTTGCTGGCGTAGGCGTCCGGTGCCGCCAGAGTGCGGTGCCGTTCGACGATCATCAGTTGCGTCTCTTCCAGAGCGTTGCTGTGCAGATGGCCGAGGTGCGCGTAACTGTACTTCGTGCGACCGAAGACCTCGCGGAACTTGCCAGCGAAGACCCGGTCAACGTCCTTCAGTCCGCGTCGGTGGCCGTGGTGGAACATCAGCGAGGTTTCCCCGTGCTCGATGCAGTAGTACGTGTCGGCTGACGTGTCGACGCTGACGCGAGGCTCGTCCTCATAGACTTCCGCAAACATCTCCCGCAGCCAGGCACCACCGCTCGGATCGTGGTTGGCATCGGCCATCAGGACGACGACCTTCTGGTGCTTCAGCAACAGCATTTGAATGATCTTCCGGACGACCCGGATAGCGACACGCACCAACTTCTGGTAGCGGGTATCCGCATCGAGGACATGCCGGTGGGTCGGTGTGACGGGTTCGTAGCCGTCCCAGTGCAGGAAGTCGCCCAACTGGGCAAACACGGCAGTCTCGGACATCGGGGCTTGGGAGATCGCGGCTGAGAACCAATTGACCAGCAGGTTCTCCGCGATGTCCATGTCCCAGTCGGCCCCGGTTTCATGCGACCAGGATTTCATCCCGAGATGGTAGTCTGTAATCACGTAGACCGAGAGCAGGTCTCCCTTGCCGCCGCCTTCACAATGAACGGGATCGTACTTCGGCAGGTCTTCCTTCAGCGCCTCGACCGTATCGCGCATAATCTCGGCGAGCGTTTCTGCGCTAACGTCGGTCTTGACCCACTGGATCAGACTTTCGCCGGTCTTCTTGTTGATGAGTGTCGAACGACCCTTCAGCCGTTCAATGTCGGTCAGCGGGTAGTTCAGGTCGCGGTCAGGCGCGATACCAGCCTTGGCTGCTCGCTTCCGGATCGCAGCCATCATCTGATCGACGTTGTTCTTCGATACGTTGAGTGCGCGGGCGGCTGCACGCTGAGAACCGTTGTCGATGATCGCCTGGAGGATTTCACGCTGACGGTCAGTAATGCAGAATGGAAAAAGGTGTTCCATCGCGGCTTCCGGATATAGGACGCCGCGATTCTACTCGCTATCAGACGAGTTCATCCACGTTATACGGCACAACGGACACCAATAATCGACATTTCCGGCCCGTGTCGATCATATGCTTTGTCCCACGGCTGCTTCCGTCCCAAAAGGCGACAAGCGCATCGGCGTTGTTTGCCATCTCGACGTTCCGCAGAAAGCCTGCCCGTTTGCCGTACAAATCCCAGTTGGCAGGAAAGCGGGCGACCGGCAGCGAACGAATCCGAGCATACCTTTCGCCCATCTGGTCAGCCCCACGGGCTGCTCCGCTGACGATCTGCGTTATGTTACCGTAGCCATCCAAAACGTGACAGAGTAGAAGCCAGTTGTCGAAGTCTCGCCCACCGGCAATTATGACCCTCACCGACCGTAAACCTCCGCCCACGTTTTCCAGAATGTTTCGCTGACGATCATCGGAAGTGTCGCCCAGGCAACGAAGGTTCGACGGGCGACTGCGATATGCCAAGGCATGAGTTTGGTGGCAAACGGGTTCATTTCTTCCTCGTATAAGCAAGCACTACTTTTTCAAGTCCGGGACGGCACTGCTTCAGTTCAGGACAGTAACCGTTACGATACACGCATTCGGGAACCATCGCCTCCGCCATTTCAGGACACAGATCGGACATCACCTTGCGAAGTCGCCGAACGACCGCGACCGTCCGTGAGTGACTCAAATAGCAGAGCCGCTTGCGAGACAGCGCAATCAGAGCCGCCGCGTTGATCTCCATCCCGTGATTGACGGGTGTCAGGCGATTGACTTCCGTATCACCGACGCCACCCCGGTCATCGCGGTTACTTTCGACGAAATGCTCGACGCCGAATTTATGACGGGCCAGATGGACGGAAACGAACGACGGGATACCGATCAACTCGATCCAGAATCGGATCAGTCGCATGGGCGAATGCTCACACCGAAGCAACTTTTCCCGGCTTATCGTTGAAGGCTTGACGCCGGGCTTCCGTGTCATGTCACACGCCCGGCGCATCAGCCGGTCGTTCGTCATGTCTTCGACGGTGATTTTCATACCTCTCCTTTGACAAATTCCACACCGGCTTCGGCAAACATAGCTAGTGCGATCTCGAACTGTTCAACCGGCATCGATGTCGTCCCGTTGCCGCAAACGACTTTCTTGACTCCAGCGTTGACCAGCATTCGGGCGCACGAATTGCAGCACAGATGCGTTACGTAGACCGTCGACCCTTTCAGCCGGGGGCGGGCGGCTTGAGCTACGAGATTTTCTTCTGCGTGCGCTGTCCACAAATACTTGGCGGGGCGCTCCATGCGTTCCGGTAGGTCTGAAACGCCACGCGGCAGTCCGTTGAACCCTGTTTCCAAGACAACTCGGCTGTCGTCGACAGCGATAGCGCCAACTTTAGTTGACGGGTCTTTCGACCATCCGGCAATGTGCGACGCATGATCGAGAAAACGTCGAAGCCACTTATCGACCATCAGTACGCCTTCCCACCCGCTGCTGCTCGGGCTTCCGGCTTGTGATCTTCGCGGGAGGCGTTGAACGCCATTTTCTCGACAATGGCTGCGCCCAAGTCCAGGTCGAGTGCTCCACATAGATCGCCGATACGGATCACCGCGTCGGCCAGTTCAACTTCGATAGCCGTGCGGTGCGGCAGCTTGTCGTCCATCAGGTCTTTGCGATGACCTTCCATCGCTTCCGAAACCTCGGAATGGATCAAGCACAGTTTCTCGGCGACAAGGGCTTTACCAAGTCGAGTTCCGTTTCGACACTCGGCGATGTAATCCATGCCGGTTTTCAAGTCGTGCCACCAGCCGGCAGCCTCAGATGCTCCGTGAGTCATCGACTGAATAACGCGACCGGCGCGGGTTAGTTTAGCGTCATCGAACATTTTTCTCCCAATCCTCAAGACAGTCGGCGTCACACCACCGCTGACCGGGTTGCAGGGTTTCCCCGCAGTTCAAACAATATCCGGTCGGCTTCGGGCCTTCCGGCTTCCTGGACTTACTCAAATTTGCGATATGGTCGAACTCGGCCCTATCGGCTGTACGATCAACGTCGTCCACCTACTCTCCTTTTCCACTAAGTAAGTGTGGTGATTATCTCAACTTTCGACAGATTATGCAACTGTTTGTTGAAACGCAGCGCGAGCAATTTTGAGGCGTTCCTTCCGTTCTGAGAGTCCGTTCGCCCCGCCGTTGATGATCTTGGTTGCACGCACGATGTCGGTCGCGTACTGCGACAGCCCGTTGGCCGACCAGTACCAGCCGGCAGACAGTGCCGCCCACTTGCCCTGCAGAAGCAAATCAGGTTCAGCCACCAGATCGATCCGCAGTACCGCCCCGCACGCCCGGTAGTTGTCTTTGAACGTGACCTGTTTCAGCCCGCGACCACGGAATTCCCACCCTTCGGCAGCGTCGTTACCGTAGCGCCCGCCGTAGACGAGGTTGGCGATCTCCATCTGCCGGGCAAGCGGCACGATCCGTTCGCCGGGCTGCCGGCCAAGCCGGGACGACTGGCTGAAGGTGATCCGTTTGCCGAAGGTGGCACGCAGCCCATCGACACTGTAGTTGAACGACTCGGATACCTGACTGAAGCCGTTCGACTCATGCGCGACCTGCGCGATGAACATCGACCATGCGTCCGGGCCGTCGATGCCGAATTCCTGGAACGTCGTAGCGACGTGCGGATACCATTTGACCGCCAATGCCAACGGGATGTCGGCGGCACGTTTGAACTGATCGAGAGTGAGCATTTTCCACCTGTTGAGGATTCAACAGGAGGTATCATACCTGCATGAAGCTGTTGACTCTAGGTCATTCGTCAACGTATTTCGTCGCTTCCAGGATCGCGTCCTGAGTCGCTTCTTTCTCGGGCAGAACGGACATTACCCTTTCGTCTACTGTTCCTTCCGAGACGATGTGATGTATGACTACGGGTTTGGTCTGCCCCGGTCGCACCAGTCGCTTGTTGAACTGCTGATACAGCTCCAGGCTCCAGTTCAGTCCGTACCACACGGCTATGCAGCCGCCGTACTGCAAGTTCATTCCGTGACCGGCGCTTGCCGGATGCGCGAGCAGGATGGGTATTTCTCCCCGGTTCCACCGCTTCTCGACTTCCGCGACTTCGCCCACAACCTCGGCCTGCGGATAGCGTTTCCGCAGCTTATCCAAGTCGAACCGATAACTGTAGGCCACCAGTACCGGAGCGCCGTTCGCTTCTTCAATCACGCGGTCGAGAGCTTCCAGTTTCAGGTCGTGGATTTCGACGGTCGATCCGTCTTCCCTGTAGAGCGAACCGTTCGCCGCCTGAAGGCACTTCTGCGTCAGCACCCCGTTGTTCACGGCTTCGATGTCGTGCTCGTCCCAGTTCAGCGTCCGCACGAACTCCCGGTACGCCTTCATCACTTTCGGCGGCAGCTTGACGGAGATGACGTTGTGCATCACGGGCGGCATGTCGACGTAATCTTCCGTCTTCAGGCTCAGGGTAATATCCTTGATCCGGTTGGTGATCTGATCGAAAGCGAAGTCCTTCGGGATGTACTTGAACCCGTCATCGCCGCGTCGGAACCATCGGCCCGTATATGCGTGGTACGTCGAGCCAAGCCGTTCGCCCCGGTCGAGCAGGTAGTATTGGCTCCACAGATCGAGCAGCCCTTGAGGTGCCGGGGTGCCGGTCAGCGTCACGATCCGGTCGATGTAGCCCCGGACGGAGCACAGCGCACCGAAGCGCGTCAGGTTGCGCTCGATCTTCTTCAACGCACGGGCCACCTCGCGTTCCTTGGCGAGATCGTCCATGTCAGCCGGCAGACTGGCGAGCGTGTCCATCATCACCTTCTCGACGACCTTCTTGCTCGGGTTGGTCTTCTTCTTCGGATTCTTGAACCGGCTGCTCTCGTCGATCACAACCATGTCGTAGGGCCAGTCGTCGCCCCACAGTTCGGTCAACCAAACCAGATTCTCGACGTTGGTTATGGACACCTCGGCCAGCCGGCGAGCACGTTGCTCCCGGCGCTCGGCATCCCCTGTGACGACTTCGTAATCCAGGACGCAGGTATGCTCCCACGACTCGATCTCGTTCGGCCACGTCTCTTCGGCCACCAGCAGCGGGGCGACGACGATAACGTGCGACACCTGGAGCGTGTCGAGCAAATGTCGGATCGCCGTCAGGACGATAGCCGTCTTCCCGAAGCCCATATCGAGGGCGAGCATGTAGCCTGGATTGCCGACTACCTGATCGATTGCGACGTGCTGGATTCTTCTCAGTTCTTCGTATTTACGCATAGTATCCGCAAAGCAGTCAGCGGATTATCCGCAACATGGACTTCAACACCGGCAGCCAACAGTTCGTGGTGTTCTTCCTTCTGACGCTTCCGCGCCTTGCCGCCCGGTGTTTTGAACTCGATCAGGACGATCCGCCCGGCCTTTGCGAAGAACCGATCCGGCGCACCGTCGACACCGATCCACCGCATCTTGCGGGCGAACCAACCATCGGCTTCCGCCCGCTCGACGACGTACTTTTCAATCGGGGATTCGGTCATATCAGTTCGTCCAGATACGGTTCCCCGGTAATCCGCTCGTAGGCGATAGCGAAATACTCTTCGATCATTTCAATCCCGACGAACCGGAAGCCCTCGGCGACTGCAGCCTTCCCTGTGCTACCGCTACCCATGAACGGATCGAGGACGATCCCACCCGGAGGAGTAACGAGGCGACACAGGTAACGCATCAGGTCGGTAGGCTTTACGGTAGGATGGCTGTTGCCCTCGCCACGGTCTTTCTTGTTGGCCTTGGCACAATAGAAGAAGCGTGCGGCACTTCCCGTACCGCAGTTGACCTTCTTCCGTTCACCACCGATGTAATCGGACTTCCCTGTTCCAACGACACCATCACCGTATCCGCTGATCTTCACGTTCGGCACACTTCCACCCGATCCGTTGGACTCGGGGAACAGGCCGATCACTTCATCGCTGCCGTCGTGAATCAGGTTGGCCGGGAAGCGACCTTTTGTGCTATCAAAATCGGCACTTTCAGACGGTTGACCGTAACAAGTGCCTTGCGAACGCTTACTGTTCGCCAGCCCATAGTCCGTCCGGTCACGTTCCCCGACCCTGCACCCGTCAATGTTGATCGCCCCGGTTCCATGCTCCAACACGTTGGCCGCAACGGTTCCGGTGATCGGCTTCCGGGCTACCGTAACTGGCTCAAGTGCGGGCTTCAGCGCGGTTCCCCAACCTTCCCACTGCTTTGCTTGCTCGGTGGCGGGGGCGGTGATCGTCACGTCGCGCCCGCCGTGCGCCCATTGTTCGCCGGTAGACGTGCTGCCGTTGACCTGATTCTTGAGCCGCGCAAAACGCACAGGGTCAACACCAAGCACCTCCCTATCTACACCCGCCGCCTTGTCAATCGCCTTACTTACGTCCATGTTTTTCGGAAACCCCGACCCATACACCCACGCAATCATGTCGCGGATTTCAAACCCGGCGTCCTCAATCGCGCAGGCCATCCGGTGCTGCGTCCGTGTACCAGCGAAGGCGAGTAGATGACCGCCTGGCTTCAACACGCGCAGGCATTCGCGCCAGATGTCGACACTCGGAATATCGTAGTCCCAAGTACGCAACATGAAGGAAATTCCGTAGGGCGGATCGCACACCACCGCGTCGATACTGTTGTCGGGCATCGTGCGAAGAACATCTAGCGAGTTGCCAAGTCTCAAGTCAATCATAGGTCGTTTCTTAAACTGAAAGTTGAATTATCGCACAAAACGATTGAACGTGCGTCGGAGAATGTACGACCGCAAAAGCGATACGGCAGTGAAGATCAGCGTGATCGAGATATGCGTCCGCGTATCCGCGTGAATGTCGAACCACGGGAAGACGATCACCTGAGTAAGATAGGCGACCACGATACCGACAATCACGTTTGTCAGCGACTCGACGATACTCATCAGGCGGGATTGTCTCATATCAGGTGCTCGCTTTTCAGATCGAAACAGAATTTCGGATGGCCGATGTCGCGCAGAATCCCGTAAGCCTCGCGGATGTACCAATGGTAATCCACGTCAGGGAATTCATCGGGCAGGTTCATCAGCGGCATCGCCCCTTCGCTACGTGGAACCTTGTTACCGTTCTTCTTGTAGACTATCACGCCGTTGTTGCCGTCGTATATCCAGCGGATCGCCTTGCCGAGATAGGTCGTGTGCTCAGTGACGACCACCGGGGACGGACGACTCTTGCGAACGACCGTCTGATCGGGATGCGTAGCACTCTGCCACACGTTATCTTTCGTTCCCCGGTCTTCGACGAGCACCCAGTCATCCACCTCGACGAACGACTCGACCTTCAATGCGCCACCCGTCACCGACCGGACAGTGACAAATTTCGTCACATCGTCGCAATTCAGGATCGTCTCTTCGACCGGCGTCCCCGACTTCAGGTACGCGACGACCGCCTCGACGCAAATCTGGTTCGCCGGGTTCTTCTGCAGCCCAGGCTCGGCGTAGGCACCTTTGAGCTTCACCTTGCCATCTGGCTTCAGGGCGACGTAGTTGTTAACGTCACGCGAATAGACGGCCCGGTATTGCGTCTCTTCCGTCTCAAAGCCGGTCGTCTTTTCCCACCACCGGATGATCTCGTTCAGCCGGTCGATCATGGACTTCGGACACTTGATAACGATGCCGTCCGTGTTGCCCGATACGACCTGTATGCCGGCAGCTTCAATCGCCTCGATGAGCATGAGCAACGCAAGCTGCCCGGTGATCGTCACTTGGATCATCAGGTCGGGAGAGTAGAGCGTCGACCACTTGCTGCCGAGCTTGCCGAAGGAGCCATTGATCGCCACCTTTTTTCCGTCCATCTCGGCCTTAACGGAAACGAGGCGAGACTTCAGAGACTCAAGCTCCGATTTTAAGGAATCTATCTCTCGCACTCTTCGCCTCTTCAATCGTTGAAAAATAACCGACGTATTGTCTGACGCCGGAAACTGTGCAGCGAGCTATGAAGCCGCCGTCTTTATGTGGAGTCACACCCCTGACCTTGGTCGATGAGGTTGTCCAAATACTGTCCGAAGACGCGAGGCGCATTGCAGCCCATGTCGGATATAAGGGGTGTTCGCGTACTGGATACCCGCCAACA